GTCAAGGTCATCTTTTGTACAGACAGCCAAACCTAAGCTGTCATAGAGTTCACGATTCTCGTCGTCTGCGTGCAGCATGCACTTGAACGTACCACCTTGCGGCTCAAAGTCAGGCTTGATGGTGGTGAATACGCGCGAGCCATCCTTGCGTGTCTTGCCAAGAGTGGCCTGCAACATATTGCGGTTGCACACACTCTGCTTGCCAGTCTCAGTGTCCCAGATATATGCGTATCCAGCAGACTCTATCATCGAGCCTGGGAATGATTGGGCTATATCTGCAGCACCGCCTGGTTCTGGGGCTGCTACTATGCCATCATCGCCTGGTTGGTCTGCAAGTTGCTCTAGAACGTCGCTGATATTCTGTGTCATACATTCCTCTTGCCATCTAAGTAGTCGTAATAATCACCCCATATATCGCGCGTCTGCACGACAGGGGCCGCACGCGTGTGCATTTCAGTTGCTATATCTTTCAGTTCACCCACCGTGTGGAGAATCTCTCCGCGCCCGGTTGACTCGTCAACGACGCCACCAGGGATACGAAACTCAGGGGTTGTGAATTCTTTCGCGGAGCCGAGGTCAACGCGGTACTCTGCAATGGCATCGTTGCGTATAACCAGTATTATCTGGAAGCGCCTTGGCGCTCCTAAAGGAGAGGGTTGGACTAGCTCTGACAGATAGAAAGCTGGCTCGTCATAGCTAATCTCAAGCGTTGATGGAAGTAGAGACATCTCATCTCCTACGATATTGCCATCATAAACCCAGTGCTTGCACCTGTTGCTGCGGCCTGGAAGGTAGGGTCTGCGCTTGCGCCGTTACTCGTCAGCACATAGCCAGAGGTGCCGGGGGTGACGGGGGTGACGGGGGCGGTTCCTGAGCCTAGCAAGACATAATGGTCGTCCAGACTCGTGACGCCAGTGCCACCTGAGCCTACTTCCAGCGCAGAAGATAGCGCGAGGTGAGGGCTTACATTGTTGAACTTGCCCGCAACGGTTCCGTCAACCAGAACCTCCATGCGAGAACTCCCAAAGTCGTACCGAAAACCTCTACGGGTTGTCATATCAATCCCTTAGCTACAAGGTAGCACTTGATAAGGGTAAGCCCAGGCCAGCCAGTGCGTTTGCGTGCATAGGCGTGACCTGGGCATCAGTAACTAGGTTAGACAGTCCAGTCGCGGTTGGCTTCTACCATCAGGTAGTCGCAGTCAAAGATTGCGAGTTGAGTGGTGTTCGCACCAGCAGCGAGACAGACAGCCATGTCAGTGCTTGTCGAACATGCGCCCGCCACGGTCTGCAGAAGCACACCATCTATGTACCATCTGGTTGTGCCATTGTTATCCACTTCCAGGCGCAACACCTGCCACTCGCCAGCTACTGCGTCGTCGTTTAGGTCAACAGCAGTGGTTGTGGTTGAGCCAGCAGTAGTCCCACCATTATGGATGCCGTGCCAGTCCTCGTCATCGGTGAGTTCGTCACTCAGATAGAACCCAACAAGGTCTGCGGGCATAGTGATGGTGGTGCCTGATGCGTTTATCACGATGTCTTCCAGTTGTTCATCAACCGAAAGGATGCTAGTGAGTCCAAAGAATATCTCTTTGGTGTCCAAATCAGGGAGTTGGATTCTGGTCTCTAGCACAATCGTGCCCATCAAAGCCACATCGAACATGATGTGAGTTCCGATGAAGGTTGTGTCAGCATCGGTATTTGCAGAGGTAATCGTGACAACACCAGAAAGCGCATCTTTCCCTGCGATACCAGCGTCGTTGTCCTCAAAGCCTTCGCCGCCAGCGAAGAAGTCTCCAAGCTGTGCTGTGTCCGCAGTCAGTGCCAGGGTATTACCTACGCCAGCAAAGTCATTGAACAGACAGATTCTACCGTTACCCGATTGGGCCATTATGTTCACCTATTTGTTTGAGCTTTAGCTCTAGATTTCGTATTCGCACCCTATAGGGAGCGGTTGCCAGAAAGATGTTATCCCTGGGGACAGCGGCTAGGTTCTCTAACCGCACGTCCCCAGGTTGTCCATTCAGATTATGAATGACCCACCCTTTAGGAATGGGGCCGTGAGCCTCAGACCAAATGGTGCGCCGCTCATTCATTAGGTAGTAGGAAGCGTCGCGTCGGTTTCGACTTCAAATAGCCAGTTACCTGCACTGCGCTCACCATATGCGTACTCATCGTAGAGGAATACGCTGGTGGAACCGCCGCCGATATGTGGCTCTCTGCGAGTCTCAGTACGCGGGGAGCGTCCTTGGACAAGGATCAGTGCTTCCTGTGCAAAGATGCCGCCCTTAGCGGCGTTGCTGGAAGCGTCGATGTTTCCGTCTTCGTATATCTCGCAGTTGTGGATGCGACCACGGAAGCCCTCTTGGAACACACGGGCAGACAGACCATCTGTCAGACCTTGTGAGGGAGGGTTGCCGCTAGAGATCGAAGCAACTGCATCATACAAGTCTTTGATCTGGAAGCCGTGAAGAACCGCACGATACGGTGGGTTCCCAGGCTCGTCAGCATCAGAGGAGATACGGGAGACAGCGGCGGCAATCATGCCCGTTGTCAGAGCCGAACCAGAAGAACCGATAGTAAGAGACGCACCATCAATGGCGGTCAGTCCATCTTCGTCCTTCTTCCTCTGAATAGCGTTCTGTGCCAGACTGCCCACCTTTGCGTAGGCGTTCTTGCTGATACGTGCCGCCACTCTGTCAGTGATGAGGGTATGAATCCCTACCACAGTGGGGGTGATCGTCAGCAACGTATCGGACATTTGCTGTGGGTTATCGAGACGCGTGGTCTCTGTGACTGTCTGCGCAGTCAGTTGCGCCATAGAGACTTCGTTCCATGAAACGCCAGTCCCCTCTCCGAGCGTCACTTTATCGACCAAGTTAGGGACAACTCCCTCTTGCTCTCTGATCTGACGCGCGGACGCAATGACTGTGGGCAGGCTGTCAGCAAGTGACTGGGTTGTGGTATCGCCTGCTGCCATTAGTTGTTCTCCTTATCCACCAGCCGCTATGCGGTCTAGTATGATTTTTGCCCTGTCGTGGTCTGCTTTGGTGGGAGAGAAATTCTCTGCACCGTAGACCCTATCCAACCATCGCTCATCCGACATGCCACTGCCACCAACAGATGGGCCAGTGTCCAACTCGAATGCGCTGGTATTGTCATTGTTTTGAGCTTGAGATACAGGAGACCTGCCCTCACGCTCTAATCCGCGAGCAACACGTTGAGTTTCTGCAACAGCGCGGGCAAGCCCCGCGATATCTCGCCGCTGATGAGCAGAGGTCCAGTCTTGCCGAACCTGCTCTAACTCCGGCGCGGTATGAATGTTGATGATGTCCTGCCCATCGGCGTTCTTGACTGCCGAGACAAGATCATCAGACAACCCTTCCCACTGTTGCTGATAGTCAAGGTCTGCCACGGATTGCGCTTGTTGCGCGTTCAGTTGAGAGACTGCATCGGGAAGTCCGTCGGTGTCGCCCGTTCCTATTGCATTCATCAGCGTATCGACCCGCCGATTAAGCATCCGCACCTCATTGTTGGTGCTGAGGAGGAGGTTATCCGACTCGTCACTCCGAGAACGTCTGCTCCGTGTGCGCCCGTTTGCGGCGCGAAGGTCGCTTTCTAGCTTCTTGACTTGTGCACTCAGTTTCTCAACATCAGCACTAGCATCGCCAGTCTGTGCAACCTCTTGCGGGATGTCCTGCACGCCATCAGGCGTTGGAGTTGCCGCTGGATCATTCTGTGAAACCATAATTCACCTATGTAAAATCAGTATACACTACTAACGGGGTGGGAAGTCAGTGATTGCATCTTCAGGTGCCACCCACGGTTCATGCACCGGTATTTTATCGTAGTCTATGCGGTCCACTATGTCTTGTTCGTATATCTCATCTCCTTCTTTGAATTTAGGGCTTGCCAAGTCCCATATCTTTAGTAATTGCGCAGGACTGTCAGGCATCTTAGCAAGGTTGTAGTCCACTAGTATCTGAGCTGCATGCGTTGCGTCCCATTCCTCTGCATCATCGTAGCCTCTACGCAACCAGTCTTTGCGCCATTCATCTACCATGCCTTCGGCGGTATTCAGTGCATCTATCCAGCCATCTTCTATAGCCGTGTCCAGCACTTTTTTCTTCTGATTGCTACTACCATTCATGCGCTTAGAGAAGCCTTCGCGTACACGTGGGTCTTGTATACCTGCATGCACGCGGTCTTCCATATCGTAGTATGGACGTAGCATGTCTAGCGCATGCCTATATGAAGCCTGCAATGCAGTAGCATACTGTGAACGCTTCACTTCCAGTAACTCTTGGTCGTCCTCACTAAGAGCCGCTATAAATTCATCCTGTCTATTCCACAACGGCCTCATGTCCTGCAATAACAAGTCAGTCATCGTCCTGTCATCGTCCATCTTCTGGATTGACTTAGTGTCGCTACCAGTCTCATCTTCGTCATATAGGTCAGCCTGCAATCCAAGCCACGTGGCGTAGAGGATGTCGCCCTTACTACGATCATCAGGCCATCGTCCCATGAGGGTATTCACGCCCTCCATATATTCCTTGAATGCTAGTGTGCCACGGCCAGCCTGGGCCGCACGTGGAAAATCTTCAAATGTGGCAAATAGT